AAACGAATATTGGGCAGCCGGGTAATGTTCCATGAGCGTACCCCATGACCACGCCCAAGATAGGTAGGACAATCCGTTCTTTTTCTCAACGTGCGCTGAACAATCAATGGCAGACAGCTTCTGCCAGATTTCTTTGTAATTCATATTATTAGCCCTTGATGTGCGGGATTGCACAGGGCTCAGTATAAAGCAGGGAGTTTATGGAAGTAAAGCGGTTATTTTAGGAAAAGTGAGCGTTCGTCTGATCGGCGTTTCACCAGTCCGGGCAGCACCCGGCCACCCCCTTTCGTCCATTTGAGGAATTCATCAGCAGCACCGGCAAAATCTCCTCGATTATACTTCATCCGCAAGGTAGAACTTTGCAGAGCGCCGAGACCAATGTTGAAGCTGATGGAGACCAAGGCATCGAAATGTGACTGATGATCAGCAGCGCTAGGGCAAAGTCTAATGCAGCCGCTCTCAAAGCGAGCAAGGTCACTGCGCAGAATCTTATCAATCCCGCCGTCACTCCAGATTTTGTCATGTTCGGGTCTTAAAGGATAAGCCTTGCGCTCTTCCAGTTTGAGTTTGGCTTGTTCAGGGTAGAGTACATGGCCGTAGCCGATCGTCCAGAGCAGGGCGGGGCATAGGTATGGCTTATTCCTTTTGCCCTCGTGATGCTTGATGACCTCAATCGCTGAATCGCTTACTTTCATTTTTTGAAGGCTGTCGAACCGAAGTGAAAACTAACCACGCTCGCCCAGATAATCTGAGTTTCCTCATCCCACAATAGGGCCATTGCGTCAGCGAACTCAACTCCAGTTTTAATCGCGTAGTAGAAACCGAAAGCGTCCACAGCGCAAAGCAGCAAGAACATCCCATAGGTAATCAGTGGACGGGCTAGCGCACGAAGGTTAATCACCCAAGTGGATGCACCTTTGCCTATTTCGATATCGTGATTCATCAAGGCCGTTCGTTCAGAGATTGACGCTTGTATAGCTACTTGTTCGGTCTTGATCTCCTCAAGTCTCTGTTGAGCAATGTAGCCACGCTCTGCCATCTCAAGTTCACGTTCTTTCGCAGCCTGAAGCAAAAGCAGTTCGTGCTTCTTGTCCTGACGATCCTGAAATAAATCTAATAGCTTCGGAAGACCACCAGCGAGGAAAGATACAAGCGTAGACAGTAGAGTTAACATTATTCAACCTTCCCAAGTAGCCACATGGATACCGCAACAGGTACTGCAAATATTCCTGCAATTAAAACAACAGCAATTACATTCTGGAGAGTCTTAGCCCTGCGCCTACGCTGGATCACAACTGCGCGCTCTCTATTATCCCTAAGCTGCTTTCGTTCCTCCATCATCTCCCTATAAGACTCAACACCAAAGCGGTAGACAATAAGCTCCCTAAGTTCCTTCTCTTGAGCCTCAATCTTCTTCCTCCGCATCAGGTTCTCCATCGCCTCCTGCTCAACGGAACCCTTGTTCAACAGCTTCTTGAACAGGGGAGGATCGCGGCTTTCTTCTTCGTGTTGTTTTAAATCCGCACACGCACCGAACCAAGTTCCAAGCTGAGAGCCTACATCCTCAATCTCACGGCCAGCTTCAACCGCCTTCTTAACGAAGTTGAAAGCAGCAGAGGCAGTGGCAAAAGCCGTGATCGGGTCGAGCATTACTTGTCTACCTTGTGATCCAGTCGTTTGAAGATGGCCCCAAGCAGCTCTTTTATCTCTCTCAAATCTTCCCGGTAGTCATCCTTGCTAACGTAGTTTTTCGGCATATTCCGAGCCTCATCATCCAGCCGGTCAATCGCTGTATAAATGCGAGAGAGAATCCAGCCACCGAAGAAAGCTGCAACAGTCACGGCGAGATTAAAGAGAACTTGGTAGTCCACAACGACTCCTTACGGCTTCACAGGCCAGTTAATCGTAACAGGGAATCCAGCCTGCTGCGGAAGGTCTCTCAGTGCCTGACGATAGGTAGCCCACTCGGCAGGAATAGCCCGACCAGCTTCCAGAGACATTACAATTACCCAGTCACATTCTGATAACAGGTTGTCACGCGAGTCACGAGCAGACTTGGCAAACTCTAAATCCTTCTGAGCTTTATAAGCTGCTTCCTGTTCTGCGGCTGTTGTCTCGCCGTCAGTGAACACAGGGCCGAGGATGTACTTGGTGTACCACTTGCCCTCAACCTGCTCCAATCCAGAAAACTGGCTGTACTGATACACCGTCCCACCAGTAGCTTGCGGGCCTTCAAATACCGGATCGACTCCCTTGGACTCAAGCCACTCAGTAGTCAGCGGGCTGGGAACCTTGCCTTGGCCCTTGAAATGCTCGCGCAAACCAAACTCGGTCATGATGTATTCGCTGGTCTCTCTGATTCTGTAACCCATGTTTACCTCTACGCGATAGCCAAGAAGATAAAAGTTCCACCGTTGGCGTTTAAGCCCAGCGGCGCTGTGTTGCTTAGTTCAAATCCTGCGCTGTAGGTGTCCACATAGTCCGTCCCTACGAACTGCCCATCAGCGGTGTTCACGAGAAAGTACGGGTCGTTACCCGCCACGATGCCCTGCCCACTGTCGTACAAATGCCAATTACCAGTAGCATCGGTGCGCTTGATGAGTACAAACCTTGCGCCAGTTGTAAACCCGCAGTTGATCTGGTTTGTTGTGCCTGTGCCGGTGTAGGAGCCGACTTTGCTGACGCCTGCTACTGTAGCGAAGAGGTAGGCTACAAATGTCCAACCTGTCTCATTAACATCTCCAGATGCGCGTCTAACATTAAAAACGGACGACGTTGGAGGAGTGCTTGAAAATATATCTGAGGCTGAGATTACACTAGCATCGTTTAACGTCAGCCTGTTGGGCCAGCTAGTAGCTGTATTACCAACCACCCACGCAGCAGAATTACTCCTTGACTTAACAATAAGCAGTTGAGGGGCTACGCCCAAATTATGCTCTATTGCTCTTGTTCCTGTTCCCCCATTCCCCGTATAGCACACAACGTCCATGAAGCCGGGGGCGCGACGGAACCCCCACAGAGCGTAACTGCCACTTACACCTGAACTCTTGAACCCGTCCTGAACGTCAAATGGTCGTGGTCCAGCAGTGCCATACAAGGCACCTTCGCTGTCAGTCGTGTTGGGGTAAAGAACAGTGTTTCTCAACCTGTCACTGAGCAGCCATTCCTGTGTGCCGTTGAACTTGGCAATCGACATATCAGTGACAAACCCTGTCGTTACGGTCTGCCCTGACGTTAATGTGACAAGCCCTTTTGGACTAAACACCTGCGTCCCGCTAGTCGGCACTTTCATCGGGCCACGGCGTATGGCGATGTAGATGTAGGTGGAGCCGCTGGCGTTATAGCCAGAAATATCCGTGTTGATTTGAAATCCTGTAGCAGTAGGCGACACAAAAGTGCCCGTGCTCTCAGCGTTAGATAAATTTGGATTTAACTCGGCGTCTGCTCCACCAACAACAAAGTTCCTCATATTGTCGATGAGGTTCCAGTCGCCTGTGCCAGTAGAATTTTTTACCAGCAACCACTGAGGTTCGTACCCCAGCGTCACTACCGGCCCAGTTACACTACCATTACCCGTATAACTCCCACACGAAATCACATTGTCCGTACCAGACAGACCGAAGCCGCCAGCGTCATGGGCGAAGAGGTAAGCGACGTAGGTGCCACCAGAAGCGTTGACTGCGCCTAGTGTTCCAAGACTAAAAACAGAGCTTGTAGGCGCAGTGTTATTCCAAAGCGTAGTAGTTGTGCCTGCGCTAGCGTTGGTGTTTAAGAATATATCTCTAGTTGCTCCCAGCGATCTATGATAGACAGCCCATAACGTCCCCCCACCATCTGTACGCTTGATAATGAAGCACCCCGGAACGCTGCCGAGGTTATGAGAAATTGTTCGAGCGACACCCGTGCCCGTATACGTCACAACATCAAAGAACTTCGCCTGCTCGCGGAATGTCCATGAGGCGTAGGTAGCAGCGTTGACGTTAATGCCCGCAGCACTACCAAGAGTGAAACCGCTGGTGCTAAACGCGGTAAGGCTGTTTGCAAGTGACGTCTGTTCTTCAGTGGTGTTGCTGTTTAATTCATTCAGAGCGCCGCGAGAGGTGTCAAACAAAAAGTTGTTTGTTGCGGCAGACCGACTCTTCATCCAAACCAGTCCACCCTTCGTAGACAGATCAATCCCGTTGGTGATCGTCTGCGTAGAACCGTTGCCGGTGTAGAGGAAGGTGGAGAACAAATTTTCAATGAACAAGTCAGGGTTTATGTTCCCTGAAGTCGGCCAATTGCCAGCTTTGACGTACTGAGCAGCCTGATCCATCGTCCACACACCAGAGGCAGTGCTGTTCTCGTACGGGCCGCTTGGGACGACGGGGGTCTTGGTAATCAAGCCACCGGGGTATTGTTGACTCACAAATTACTCCTTTTCGACCACAGCCGTAGACGTTTCTCTATCCAGTTTCAGGTTACCTTCGCAAGCTACATTCCAGTCCGCGCCTGCCTGCTCGCTGTAACTCGGCACCTCCAGTCGGAAGTGCTTGACCAAGTATTCTTTGTCGCCCTCAAACACCCGCCAGACATGCTCCATTGTACCGCGTCCGGGTTGTCCACGGGACTTGTTGAAGCGGATCAGGTATTTCATACGACTTCCGCCGTTGAACACTGGACAGGCGGGGAATACACCGCACTCAAGTTGAAATGCACAAACTTCAGCGGCTCGTCAGAGGCGTGACGCCCAAACGAGTGGGGTAACCATGCGTTGCTGATGATAAGCAGGCCGGGCTTTGGTTCAAAGTTAATCATGTTGCTCGCCAGCGTGGCTTCGCTGGGGTTGGTCTCAGGCATGAAGTTTTGCAGCTTGCCCGGTCTCGGATCGTGGAACAGGGCGCGTGAGCTGCCTTCCGGCGTCTCAAGGAAGTAAAACCCAACAAGCTGAGACCCGCCGTGTACGTGTTGTTCCATCAAGCTGTGTTTCAAGTGTTTTTGTGTCCACGCCGCATCGACCGTGACACCAAAGTTCTCCATGGCGTATCCCTGTTCCTTCAGGATGTTCCAGCCAGTCTGGGCCAGAAACGTGCAGAACTCAGTCAACCTCGGGTCATGAGCAAAGTTATCTGTGTGAAACATCGGGTATATTTCATGCGGGTCGTGCGTCAGCTTTGCCAGCATCTCATCTGAAACTTCCGACACAACAGGAAGGAACTCAGGATTCTCTGAGACGTACAGAGGCGAGGAGAAATAGTGGAATACGTCAGCCATTTACTGGAACCCACGCCCACTGAGCAAAGTCAAATATGTACTGGCCTTCTGGTTTTGCTGGGGCTTCTTTCCAGTTGCTGTCTGCACCAGACCATCGGAATATTTTGCCTTCCTCAACGGGGCGGGGTATTGGCGGAACCATCCTCAGTGTAGCCTCATCAAGCGCCCATGCCGTGAAGTTAAATGCGTTGGGAAGCAATGCCCACGTATCACGGACAGCCTGCTGCGCCGCTGCCTTCTCTTCAGCAGTCATGGGGCGAACAGACCACACATCCGTCCACACGCCGGCAACCATCTGGTAAGCTGGCTGCTCACTTTCCAATACCTCATAAACACCAAGGGTGGGACGCTCAACACGCACAAACGGCTTCCAATGGTCAGGGACACCACCAAACGCCGCAATGAGGTTGTCCTCGAAAGCAGGGTGATTAACCGGCTGGGCATTTTCAATTTGGATATATAGTTTCATTATTCGTTTGCTGTTCTAGTTGATGGGAAAGACCGAGCACAACCGGGCCAGATTATACGAACTGCGCCAACACCCCCAGCCTTTCCGGGGCAGGCGGGGCACCCGCAGGGACCACTAATTTTCGCTCCGCCCCCACCGCCTCCGTACGCCCCGCCTGTTGAAGAACCATTTGCCCCACCACTTCCGCCTTTACCCCCAACATTTACTCCTGCAGAAGCACCACTTGACCCTTGCCCGAGAATCCCTACCCCACCCCCACCGGGGCCGCTAAGAGAAGAAGGGCAAGCGCCCCCTGCTCCACTAGCCCCACCGCCGCTTGGGGCCGCAGAAGAACTTCCGGACGGTGATGCTCCAGCCCCACCGGCTCCTGAGTATCCACCAGCCCCTCCTCCACCTCCGCCGCCAGAACCGCCACCTGCAAAGCCGCCTGCCCCACCGTTCCCACCGCCGTCCCCCGTACCGCCACTACCTCCATTACCGTAAACATTACCGGCCCCTCCAAAGCCCCCCTTCGCTACCACCGTTGTAGTATTGAATGTACTATTACCCCCGTTTTCGGGGGAGCTTCCAGCATTCTGTCCCGCCGCCGCCGCTCCGACAACAACAGTGTAGGTATTACCGGGAATAACAGAAATGTTGTTTTTATATCGTAACTCACCACCACCACCGCCGCCGCCACCGCCATCAGTGAATGTCATACCACTGCCACCACCGCCACCACCGCCAATAGTGACGATAGATACTTTAGTAACGCCAGCAGGGGCAACCCATGAGTATGTACCTGCGGTGATATACGCTTGCTGCCCTATCTTGGGTATTTCGGCCAAGAAGACGCTTTGCATCGTCCACACACCAGAGGGTGTCGCAGTCGGTGGCGTAGCGGATATAATCCCGCCCTTGTATCGCATTGACATGGTTTACTGTTCCTTTTTCGGAGGTCGTCCAATGCAAAAACCTACGGCCTTCATTTTCTGTATGTACGCTGGGTCAGAAAAATTGCGTTTACTAGCCGCAGCCATTTTGGCTTTTGTTTCCGCAGAATGTTTGCGACCTTTACGAGACTCGCGCATTTTTGCCTTCGTCTCTTCGGTATGCGGCATACCCGTGCGGTACCCTTTTCTACCAAAATTGGGATGCTTTTCTCCATTCCTGCCAAAACACCCGTTCATTTCGCCTTTTAGTCCTAAGCTACCAAGCCCACCATGCGACAAATTATAGCCATGCGGCTTGACGGTGTTGTATAGCTCAATGATTTTTGGCTCAAGTTCGTAGCAGTATTTCTGCGTTGCCTTAACCACAATCTGCATTACAAAATTTTCTGCGCCATGTTTATGGATTGCGTTTTTGAGCAACAACCGCGTATCCCCGGTATTGCGGCAATGGCTACGGAACCTTTTTTCTGGGTTGACCGTAACGCCAACGTATTGCATGCCGTTTACGCGGTTGGTTATTCGGTAGATGTACGCAACCTTATCCATCAACTGTTTATCTCCTCCCAGCTCGCTGTGACCACGAGGTCGTTGGCTGCGCCAGCAATAGCACCGATGGACTTGTCTTCCAGCAGGTAGAAGGTGGTCGTCTTGTCCGTCACGATGAGCGTAGCATCAGCCGGTACAGAGATGGTCGAAGCAATAGCGGTTGCTGTACCACCAAGAGCCGCTGCGCTATACAGGTTGACAGTGATATCAACAGCACTGGTGCCGTCTACGTTAGCAGCAATCAGCGAGTTTATTTTGTACACCTTACCGCTAGATGCAGCGTTTGAAACGATACTGGTCGCGCTCGTGCTGGTCAGCAAAGTGGTGCTGGTATTGCCGTAGATTGCCGCTACGTTCACTATGTTTGGGTTAGCCATTGGTTAGCTCCTAGAATCCGAAAATCATCGCCATCGCAATGGCTTTGCCTGTTGATACACCTGCGCTTCCATATTGTAATGCAGTGCCGCCAGAATTAACTA